ACGCTCTGCCTTCCATCCTGCTAACCGTTGTAGGTATGCTTCCTGAATTGCTAGAAGCCGGCATTGAGTTGTTCATGGGTCTTGTTATGGCAGTGGTAGACATTCTGCCAGACTTACTAATTGCGATTGTTGAGCTACTGCCTGAGATAACTGCCGCTGTAGTTGGCATGATTCCTGAGCTACTGGTCGCCGGCATTGACTTGTTCCTGGCTCTGGTCACCGCGCTAATTGACGCAACCCCAGAGATACTGACAGCCATCATCGGTCTGATCCCTGAGATAACCGGCGCACTGATTAGCGCAATGCCACAGATGGTGGCCGCCGGGTTTGAGTTGCTAACAGGTTTGGCTAAGGGAATCTACGACAACCTGCCAAGGATTGCAAGCAACATAGCAAGCAGCATCGGCAACTCAATTACAAACAGCGTCAAAGGCTTCTTTGGTATTCAGTCACCATCCAAGCTATTCGCTGGAATTGGTGGCGACTTAGCCGCTGGACTTGAGCAAGGTATAAAAGACTCCAAAGACCTAGCAGTCGGCGCATCGCTTGAGATGGCAAGCGAAGTCAAGTTCGCATCCGACTCAGCCTTTGACGGCGTATCAGCCGGCGCAATGTTTACGCCTTCATTCGGCAACACAAGCAAGAAGCAAAAGACTGGCGGCAACAACATCAACATCACAGTGAACGCTGGCATGGGCGCAGACGGCGGTCGTATCGGTCAGCTGATTGTTGATGAGATAAAAAGGTTTGAGCGTTCTAACGGGCAAGTCTTTGTTGGCGCATAATGGCTAAGCCGACACAGTTAGTTGAGCTAGGCTTTGACCTAACCGGAAACAACACTGGCCCATACTTTAGGCTTGACGACGCGACGGCAGGCAAGCTGGACAACACTTCTTTTCTATTGGGTGGCACAATCTTTTTTGATGTCACGCAGTATGTTCTAGGTTTGTCAATCCGCAGAGGAAAGTCGCGCCAACTAGATCGCTACGGCACTGGTCAGGCAAACGTAGTGTTCGATAACAACGGCCGAGTCTTTGACCCTGAATACGCTGACTCGCCATACTTCGGTCAGATAATTCCAAGGCGTGAAATAAGAATAACCTCTGGCAGCTCAGTGCAATACTTCGGCAGCGTAGACGACTGGAACTTGAACTACGAGCCGACAGGCGACAACCTGTCTGAAGCGGTATGCTCTGACGCATTTAGGATTTTCGCTAACCAATCACTAAGCGCCTTTACGAACTCGGTGGAGCTAAGCGGGGAGCGCGTGAACGCCATTCTAAGCCGACCAGAAATTGACTGGGGCATAGATGCTCGGCAGATAGACGCAGGTCGTCAGACGCTAGGTGCAGACGCTGTTGACGCTGGCACTAACGCTCTTAGCTACTTGCAAACAGTAGAAGCATCAGAACCAGGTGCGCTGTTTATTGGCAAGAGCGGCAAGGTTCGCTTTTTAGATCGCGCTGTCGCTCCGGCTTCAGGCGGCACAGTCCTGGCTGACGACGGCACTGGCATCCCTTACCAGGGCATGAAGGTCGTCTACGGCTCAGAACTTCTTTACAACGACATTGAAATTCAGACAATAATAACCGGCAACACTTCGACCGCAGGCGATTCTCTTTCGCAAGGTATCTACGGCAACCTAACGCTAAGTCAAAGCGGTTTGCTTATGGAAACAGACCAAGACGCGCTGGAGCTTGCCGAGTGGTATGCACAGCTTTACTCAAGCCCAGAGTTCAGGTTTGAATCGGTTGACATACTTCTAAACGATTTGACAACGGATCAGCAGAACGAAGTTCTTGCGTTAGAGCTTGGCTCGGTTGTGAAAGTAAAGTTCACCCCAGGCAACCCAAAGGTTTCACCGGCGATTGAAAAGTTTGCGGAGATTATTCGCTTGGACAATTCTGTTGATTCAATCTTTCACAAAGTGTCTATCGGGTTCGCCACACTTGACACCGCGTTCTTTGTTTTGAACGACGCTGAGTTTGGTAGACTAAATACAGGCGCACTCGGATTCTAGGAGAATAAATGCCATTCAAAGATTTTGCAGCAGGCGACATACTGACTGCCGCGGATGTAGACGACTTTCTTATGCGACAGACCATCATGGTCTTTGCAGATTCATCGGCTAGGGATACCGCGCTAACGGACGTGCTGGCAGAGGGAATGTTCTGCTACCTAAACGACACTAACGCGTTTCAGTATTACGACGGATCAGCGTGGGCAGATGTATCTAACCCAGGTGACATCACAGCCGTAACCGCTGGAACCGCTTTGACCGGTGGCGGAACAACTGGCGATGTCACTTTGAACGTTGACCTAGCAGCCACGACAGCAGCGGCAGGAATCGCAAGCTTTGTCACAGACGCAACTACTGCCCGAACACTTACCACAGCAGCAGACGAAGGCAAGACACTTCAGTTCACTTCCGCTTCGGCAACTGTCCTAACCGTAAATGCCAGCTCTGACTTTACAGTTGGCTCAAGGGTGGACATCATTGCAGACGGCGCAGGTGAGCTAACTGTGACCGCTGACGGGGCGACAATCAAAGCAGCCGAAACTTCAACAACAACAGGCAGTTTTACAATAGGCGCTCAGTATTCAGCCGCTACACTTCTTTGCGTAGCAACTGACGAGTACCGACTAATCGGAAACATTACGGTGGTCTAAATGAGTTTTATTTTACTAGGAATACTTAATTCTGCGGCAGGTGTATCTTTACCGACAGTAACAGGGGGCAGCGTTTCAGATGACGGAACTTATTACTATCGCAGCTTTACTGGAAGCGATACGCTTCTAATTGAAGGCGGTGACGTGCCACTTGATTATCTATTAGTAGCAGGCGGCGGCGGCGTACCCTTTACAGGCGGTTACGGCGAAAGATACACAGGCGGAGCTGGGGCAGGTGGTTACCTAAGCGGAACAAACGCTGGTGTTGCAGGTAGTTACACTATTGCGATTGGAGCTGGTGGCAGTAGCAGTACTGGGACAAATTCCACTGGGTTAGGTCTGACTTCTTACGGCGGTGGCTTTGGTGGGACAACTGGGGCAGGCGGCAGCGGCGGTTCCGGTGGCGGCGGGTATAAAACTAATGGCGGCGGAAGTGGGCAATTTGGGCAAGGAAATAACGGAAGCAGCGGCGGTAGTAATTACGCAGGTGGTTGCGGCGGCGGTGCTTCAACGGCAGGCAGCGGCGGCGGCCCCGGTGCAAGTTCTGGAGCTGGCTCCCAATGGCTAAATAGTTCTTACTACGCAGGCGGCGGCGGCGGTGGTTACAACCAGTCCGGCGGCGGCGGTGGTATAGCTGGCGGAATCGGTGGCGGCGGCACAGGTGGAAGAACTAACGAAAGTGGTCAAGTTAGACCAGGTAACAATGGGTCTAGCAACACAGGCGGTGGCGCAGGCGGCGCAGCTGCTACCTCCACAGGGGACATCGCAGCTCGAAATGGTGGTTCAGGTATTTTTATTGTTCGTTATTTAATGTCGGCAGCAGCCTAGGAGAATTGAAATGGCTCACTTTGCACAACTGAACGAAGATTCTCTAGTCCTAAGAGTACTAGTTATGAATAATAACCACGAAGACAATCAAGAAGGTTACACCTGGCTAGTTGCAACCTTTGGTGGCACTTGGCTCAAGACTAGTTATAACGGAACGATAAGAAAAAACTTTGCTGGCATTGGATTTACTTACAGCCAGACTCTTGATGCTTTTATACCACCAACCCCATTCGATTCTTGGGTACTTGATGAAGAAACTTGTCAATGGCAAGCGCCTATACCTTACCCAGATGATGAAAAAAACTATAGCTGGAACGAATCAACCCTTAGCTGGGTAGAAATAACAGGAGAATAAAATGGCAGTAACATCAACAGGCGTAACAGTAGGCACTTCAATAACCGCAGTATCAGGGCCATTCATTTCTAGCAAGGTCGTTTACTTGCAGTCCGGAACCGAAGGCGCTGCAACTTATGTCGGCGGCTCAGACGTGTCGGCTGCCAACGGCATACTACTAAGCGAAACTAACAACGCTGTCTTTCAGACAAACGCAGACGACACTCTTTACTGCATTTCTGATACTGTCGGCGCTGTTGTCAAGGTAGTAGAAGTCAAATAGCTAATGGCAGAAGAAACCAACTCATCCGTAAGGATCACAAACGCTCAGGTGTACGAGAAACTCATAGAAGTTTCTAACGTGCAGATTGAGATGGTTGTTGAGTTGCGTGGACTGAAGTACTTGCCAGGCAAGGTCGCTGACATTGAGAACCGACTGTCAAAGGTTGAGCTTATCGCTCGCCTCGTTTACGGAGTCTACGGCGCAACACTGGGAGCAGTGGCAGTCGGGTTAGTGAGCCTTCTTCGTGGCTAACCTTTTCTGAGGTTACAAATTGCGTGAGATGGCTTGACGTTATCAAGAGTGTGGCTTCCTCCGTCAACTACCCTAATTACGTGGTCTAAGTGCAAACCCAATTCCCAACCTTTTTGAGCAGTCCATCTAGGCGCATCTAAATCTATTTCCTTGCTGCAGAGATGGCATACCGAACCATAACGGCTGATAACATCACTAATAGAAAATTGCTCCTTTACAATTTTGGATTCTCTTTCTAGCCTTTTTAGCTTTGAGCGCCGGAACTTTTGTGGGTTTTTTGCGTAGGCAACTTTGAACTGGTAAGCAATCTTTTCTTTATTTTGTTTGTAAAACTCTCGCTTGGATTCTTTAGACTTTTCAAGATTTTGAGTTCTCCACTTGTTTGCCCTGTCCCTGTTTGCTTGAGCGTTTTCCTTTGTATAACTAGCAGACCTAGCTCGGCCACAATCAGAGCAGTCAGGGCGTAGACCGTCCGCACTTTGACTGTTTCTATAAAAATGAGAGTTGTCTCTTGGTTTGGTCTGACCACACTTAGTGCAGGTCTTAGAATGGGTCATGTTGGACTCCTTTTGGTCTGACCGTGCCTCGGGGTGGTTGACGCCATCGCCGAGGTTTTTATCTTATCATCGTTTGATACAATTGACGTATGGCAAAACGAATTGCAGACTG